GACCCCACTACTAGTGAGCAAGTGTTCAGCAACTATTACCCAGCAAGCACAAACGCTTCTGACATCATTGCATTTATCATTGATGATCCGAATGTCGTTTTTGAAATCCAAGCAGACGATACGTTCCCAATAGCCGATTTATTCGGTAACTTTGATATCGTCTACACTTCTTCTGGAAGCACCGTAACTGGTATTTCTGGTGCAGAACTGGATGTAACAACTGGCGCAACTGGTACGAGTTTGCCACTGAAAGCAATTGATATCTCAGGTGACCCTGAGAACTCAGATGTTGCTTCAGCAAACACCAACGTACTAGTTGTTATTGAAAACCATATATTTGGCGTTAAAGGCGCTGGTTTAGCTTAGGAGGATAACTAATGGCTATTTCGAGAGCACAGTTAGCCAAAGAGCTAGAGCCAGGTCTCAATGCTTTATTTGGTATGGAGTATGCGCGTTATGAAAACGAGCATGCTGAAATTTTTGAAACTGAAGCTTCAGACAGAGCGTTTGAAGAAGAGGTTTTGATTGTTGGATTCGGCAATGCTGAAACCAAATCGGAAGGTCAATCTGTTAACTATGACAGTGCAAATGAAGGTTTCACGGCGCGTTATACGCATGAAACGGTTGCTCTGGGATTTGCGTTAACGGAAGAAGCTGTGGAAGATAATCTCTATGACCGCCTTGGCGCACGTTATACAAAGGCTTTGGCCCGAAGTATGGCTCACACCAAGCAAGTTAAAGCTGCAAACGTATTGAACAATGCGTTTAGCTCTAGCTTTACGGGTGGTGACGGAGTGTCTTTGATTAACACGAGCCACCCACTAGCTGGTGGAGGCACGCTTGCTAATCGTCAAACCACAATGGCTGACTTGAACGAGACTTCTCTAGAGAATGCTCTTATCAGTATCAGTACTTTTGTTGATGATCGAAACATGATCTTGGCTCTTCAGGGAACCAAGTTGGTTGTTCCTCCTCAACTTCAGTTTGTTGCTGATAGGCTTCTAGAATCTCCAGGACGAGTTGGTACTTCAGACAACGACATCAACGCAGTAAGGAATATGGGTCTGTTGCCGCAAGGCTATTCAGTCAACCATTTCTTGACTGACACCGATGCGTTCTTCCTGTTGACCGATTGCCCAGATGGGTTCAAGCATTTTGAAAGAACTCCGATTTCAACTTCTATGGAAGGAGATTTCGACACAGGTAATGTGAGATACAAGGCTCGTGAGCGTTATAGCTTCGGCTTCAGTAACCCACGTTGTGTGTTTGGTTCTCAAGGAGCGTAGTGTTCCACATGGAACACTGATGAAAAGGGGCATTTGTTGCCCCTTTTCTTTTTTTACTGTATAAAACTTATATCCCTGACAGGTGCATACCGTGCCTGACACTAGCCGAGACAGGAGACATATATGGCTAATTCAACCTTCACTGGACCGATTCGATCGGAGTCCACTCTAAAAACCGTTAGCAAAAGTTCATCAACTGGTGCAATCACTGAGATTGTTACACTTGGTGATGGACCCGTCAGCCTTTCTGATGGAAACGTAACGCTTACGAATGCAACGCATAGTGGAAGATTTTTGCTTGTTCCAGACGGTGGACAGGACAACACCTACACATTACCAGCACCGATTGCTGGATCTGTGTTTAGGTTTGTTTATGCGGGTGGTGCAGCAGATGCAACTGATGCTCTTATCATCACACCAGGAAACACAAACTTTTATATTGGTGGTGTGACCTTATTGGATACAGATGGTGACTCAATCAGCAGTGTTTTTTCTAATGGAAGCTCAAACAGCAGTATTCAATTAAATGTTCCTGCAGGATTTGATGTGACTATAGTTGGTTTAAATACTACCAATTATCAAATCTTTGGAAATGTTACGAGTACCACTGCTCCTGCTTTTGCTGATCAGTAATAGGAGATACTTATGGCTGATACAGTAACTTCTCAAACCATCCAAGATGGAGAGAGAAAGGCCGTATTAAAATTTACGAATATCAGTGATGGATCAGGTGAGTCGGCAGTTACCAAAATAGATGTAAGTGCGCTTGCAAAAAACAGTGCGGGTTCTTCCTGCACTGAAGTTGCTATATCAAAGATCTGGTGGCAGTGCGTTGGCATGGGCGTTGAGCTCTTGAATGACGCTACAACAGATACATTGATTATTGCTCTTTCTCCAGACTCAAATGGTATGCACGATTACTCTTCGTTCTCTGGCATACCAAATGATGCTGGTTCTGGTAAAACAGGCGATGTCCAGTTTACTACAATCGGAGCAAGCAACACTGACACATACACTGTTATCGTTGAGGTATTGAAGAGTTATTAATGGCTACTTCTGGCAGCAGCAACTTTGAACCAGATGTTGCGGAGTATATAGAAGAGGCATTTGAAAGATGTGGTCTTGAGTATCGAACTGGATACGATGGTGTAACAGCCAGAAGATCACTAAATCTTTTATTTGCAGATTGGGCTAACAGAGGGTTGAACCAGTGGACTGTTACAAACTCCACCACAACCCTCAGCAAGTCTGATCAGTTTCTTGATTTGACATCTACAACAATCGATGTTCTTGATGTCATTCTTCGCAGAACTGAAAACAGCGAAACTACTGATATTCAGATGAATCAGATCAGCAGGTCTGCGTATTGGAATATTCCAAACAAAGACACAGAAGCTAGACCAAGCCAATGGTTTTTAGATAAACAGATTACGCCCAGGCTCTACATATGGCCTGCCGCTGAGAACAGCTCAGACCAGATAATCATAAATAGATTGGTTAGGATCGAAGATGCAGACGCTGGAGTTAATACTGCAGATGTGCCATTTAGGTTTTATCCATGTCTTACAGCTGGCTTGTCTTACTACATAGCATTAAAGAAAGCCCCAGATAGGATTCAAGTATTAAAAGGTCTTTATGAAGAAGAGTTTGCTCGAGCAGCTGACCAAGATGAAAGTAGAGCATCGCTTATGGTTGCTCCAAATCTTAGATCATACAGGCGTGCGTAATGGCTTATGCTTCTGGTAAGTACTCCTTAGCTATATGTGACAGGTGTGGGTTTAGATACAAGTACACTCAGTTAAGAAAAGAATGGAACAATTTATTTGTTTGTCCTGAGTGTTACGAGCCTAAAGCACCACAGATAGACCCTGTTCCTCATGTAGCTGACCCAGAAGCAATAAGAGATCCAAGACCACAAGCACCACCTTCGATTGTTGCTGGAGAGGGTGTGGTTAGAACCATCGATGCAAATTCAATGATGACCATAACTGGTGATAGTATAGGTTCTGCATTTAGTTCAAGTAGCGCAACTGGAGAGGTTGGCACAGTAACAGTGGTGATATCATGAGTTTTACACTAGCTAGTTTAAAAACAGCCGTAAAAGATTATTGCGAAACATCTGAGTCAACATTCGATACTCAGTTAACTACATTCATCCAAGAAGCAGAAGAGAGAATACTCAAGAACGTAGAGCTTCCTGTGTTTAGAAAGAACGTCACAGGAACAGCGACTGCAAGTAATACCTATCTTTCAACGCCAACAGATTTTTTAACGTCATATAGCTTGGCCGTGATATCCAGTAGCGTATATAGCTATCTGCTTTTCAAACATGTTTCTTTCATACGAGATTACACACCCAATGCATCAACAACAGGAACTCCGAAGTACTATGGATTGTTTGATGATACGACTTTTATACTAGGGCCAACACCAGATTCCAACTATTCGTTTGAACTTCATTACAAGTATCGCCCTAACTCTTTGACTGCGGGATCAGACAGTGGCACAACCTGGTTATCAACCAATGCGCCTGATGCATTGTTGTATGGAACATTAGTCGAAGCTGCAACATTCTTAAAATCACCTGAAGAGATTCCAGGTTATGAACAAAGATTTATAAGTGCCGTATCTGCTCTCAAGAAAATCGGAGAAGGTTACGGTGCAAGAGATGAATACAGATACGATATATCTAGGGGATAATTAAATTATGCTTAATCATCCTAGTATTGAAATTGGTAAAGTTGGGGTCACAACAACTCAGTTTCAGGGTCATGATGTAGATTATTGGGCAGAGCAGGTAACAGATAAGATTGTTAGTATTGGTGGTAACTGTCATCCGTTAATTGCTCAACAAGCAGAAGCGTTCAAAGAAGACGTTTTAAAACAAATTTCATACTATATGAAAGAAGCGATAAAAAGTGATCGAACCACTCTAATCGCACAACTAGAGAAACAGGGCCAGCAAGAAATGGCTAATATTTTAAGGAGACTGTAATGGCTATAACGACAGCTATGTGTACGTCCTTCAAACAGGAATTGCTTGTTGGCACACACAATTTTACTGCAACCACAGGCAATAGCTTTAAGCTCGCTTTGTATACAAGTAGTGCAAGTTTAGGAGCAAGTACAACTG